TAAAACGTAAACCTTTGTTTTTACACCATGCTTGGGCACTCTGCCATTTGGCTTTGTTGACAATAAGTTGACCTTGATTCATTCTGCCTTTTGCTTTTTCAACAAGAGTTTGATTTTCAGGTTTTATTTCTATTACTTCTGCGTGTGGTTTTCCGTTTTTATCAACGTATGCAATAAAAAAATCAGGAATATAAATTGTGTACTGTCCTGTGAAAGGATGTCTATATGGAATTTTTATTGATTCACTGGCCCATTTGCTTATGCTAGGACTTTCATCACAAAATTTCATAAATGCAAACTCCCAACTGCTTCTATACAAAGGAGTTCTACCGCCAACATATTTGTCAGGGTTTTTCATACTGAATCTACCTGATGCAAATTTTTTCATGGCTTATACCATTATGTTTCTTTTTTCAGATAAGTTTGTAGGTGATTCTACTTTATAACCAAGAGATGATGTTAATGATCTACTGTTGTTTAAAACTTCTGTAACTATGTAACTTAATTGTACTTTGTCTAAACCTTTTAAACTATCAAGTAACTCAAAAACTTTTACATTGTCTATTTTTGCTTGTTTTAAAATTACTGCCGCTGTGTTTATACTTGATGTTTTTTCAAAACCTCTTGATTCAAAAAAGCCTACCACTGCGTCAACATCATTAGATGGAAAACTTAAAGGCTCATTGAAATAATTGTCAAAGAAATCTTTGACTGGTGCTGAACTGTCATTGGTTTGTTTTGGTAAACTTGTCATATGTTATAATCTTTTCTTTGCGAATGTTAAACCTTTCTTTAAACCTTTTCCTATATTAGTTGCACTTCTACCTATAAATGTGTTTGGTACTCCATACGAACTATCTGCTGTGCCACCTATACGTCCGATAGCACCTGTCAAAATATTAAAACCTTCTTGACGTAATCCTTCTTTAGATAATTTTTTTGCATTTTTAATTCTATTGGCTGTTGTAATTATTGATGCTAAAGTTATTCCTCTTCTACCTGCACCTAATTGACTTCCAATGTAAGTGTTTGGTCCATCACCTGCACCAAATAAACCTGTAAGTATACCACCGTCACCAAGTAAACTTGTTGAACCACCACCTAATAAACTGTTAGGTGAAGGAGTTTTATCATAGTGTTCTTCACCAAAGCCTTGTGGTGCTCCATTGGCAGAAACTCTTCCTCTTGAATAAAATACTGCTTCATATTGAACAACCATCTGATTAGATGTAGGGTCACTTTGTTGATTGTTTAATGTGTCATGTTGCCATTGTTGTATTAATGGATTCACAAGTGTATAACAAGTATAAGTCTTTCTTGCAAGTTGATAAATTTGTATGCTTGTAAAAAAGTTTGCTATAGGAATGTTGTTGTCCAAACCAAATTGTGTTTGATTAAACTTTGCTCCTTCGTATGCTGAACCTCTATTGAATGCTCTTTGTGTGGAAGTTGTAGGATTGCCTGCTGTATCTTTACCACCATGGTTACCATCTTTGTAGTAATATCTATAGTAAGTTTCCCAAAGTGCAGTTGTTACTCCATAGTTGTCATCATGAAAAACTATTGTAACTGGATCATATGTAATTTTTGTTTGTATGTTTCTTTTCTTATTATATTGTTGAACAGTTACCATGTCTACAGAATATTTAGGTAAGTCAACATTTTTAACCAACATATTCAACTCACGTTGGTGATTCTTGATTGGTGGATCACTTATTTTTGATACAGATGGATCTAAATTGAATACAACATGATATAAAAATTTTTGTTTGGGTGCTAAACGGAAACTGTCATCTACATATAATCTGGCACCATGAGCAAAATCACCAAGGTTACCTTTAGGATTAAGTACACCTTTTCCTAGATTATCTAAAAAACCTTTGAGTAAATTTGCCATATACAGTATTTATGTTATGAGAAATGTGGTGTTTTAAAAACAAAAAAGGGGCCGAAGCCCCCTTTTAAATTTATAAATGCAAATAAAAATTACTGACCGCCGCCTGTAATTAGTGTGTTTACAGTTCTGCCTACAGCAGTTCCAACACCTGTTCCTTGTGGAGTTTGGATAGCATTATCGTATCTTAATTGTAACGTTACTGTTACAGGATCACTTGTACCATATGCTAACTGATTATAGTTTGCTGACTCAATGTAGCAACCGTATAATTCAAATGTTTCTAAAACACCAACTGCATTAGCACCGTTACCACCATCTGTAATTTCTATTCTAGTTACAAATTTGTAATCGCTACCTGAAGCCGCCGCTGATTGTTCAAAGAAATCAAATTGTTTCTGAAGTTGTTCACCAACTAATTTCTGTACGTTGTTAGATACATCTTCTCTTAAAGTTAATGTAACTGTTTCCCAAGTGTGTTTACCTGCTAGATAAACTTTTGAGTTGTACACATCTATAGTTGTTGTTTCAAATGATAAATTAGGTCTTGTTATATCTACAACCTGCTTTGTTAATTCTGTTGTTGGTGTAGATACACCAAAGTTTTCTAAACTTACTCTAAAACGATATTGTAGTTTAGGCATTAACAAGCCTTGGTTAGAAGCACTTTGGCTACTATCCAATGGTACTGTAATTTTTGATAGTGTAGATATACTCATTTGTTTCTCCTATAATATTTATCTTATTATAATCCTGCTATTTCGCCAGTATTTTTTAATCTCAATGGTACGTAGATAAACTCAACTGCTTTGACTGGTTCAATCGCAATATCCAAGTACAACTCGTTTCTATCTATTCTAGTTGGAGTGTTGTTTGTTTCGTCACACACAACTAAGAAATCAAAGATTGCTCTGTTACCAACTAACTCTAACAATAAACTTTCTGCTTGAGCCTTGATTTCATCTCTTGTGATTTTATCATTTGGTTCAAACACATATGGTCTTGCTAGTTTGTTTAATTGACTTCTTAAGTAGATTACAAGTCTTGCAACATTAATTCTGTCCAAAGAACTTGAACCTGCAAATCTAGTTTTTTGTCCATAGTTTACTAAACCTGCACCTGTTATGAAAGTAATTGGGTTAACATTGTTTGTATACAATGTATCTCTTTGACCTTCATTTAATGCTGTTGAAACAAATTCACCTTCGCTGTTAATGTAACCAGTTGAACTTGCATTAGTGATACCACCTCTTCTTGTTCCTGCTGGTGCAAACCATGGGAAAGAAACTTGATCGCTTAATGCAATAGTTCTTAACATCATGTGTGATGCTGGAACAACAACATTGTTACCGAAATTATCTGAAGTGAATCCTGATGGATAAAACACTCCTAGATATTCGTTTGTTGTAACTAGACCATTGTCATTATCTTCAACAGCCTTGTTAACGTTTGTTGCCCAGTTTTGTAAACTTGTTGCATCTGGTGTTAATCTCATTGGTGAGTCACCAACTATAAATGCTGACAAGCCTCTGTCTGCGTTTAGTGAAATCATTTCGCCTATTAGTTCTGGATAACCAGGTGTTGCTAATAAGTTGAATATTCTTGATTCATCATCTCTAACTTCTTGGTTAGAATTCATCTCTGCTTGTAAACCTTGTACAATAACTTTTCTTTGTGCGTGTCTACCAAATGAACCTGAACCATCTGCTTGGTTAGCCGATTCAGTTACCCATCTGTGTGGATAGTATGCTGTCATACTTACATCACCTTGTCTAGGGTTTGTTGCTGTTGTGTCAACATGATTTCTAACAAATTTCTTAACGTTGAATCCTGAACGTCTTGTGTTCCATAGCAACATACCTTTTGGATATAATGCTGGATCTGGAGCATCTGCATCTAAGAAGTCACTTGCTAATAAATCTGCAATAGTACCTGCTGGAGCCGCCGAAGCCGTTCCACCTGTTGTACCAAATCTTGCATCTGCAAATACAATTCCGTTTTCAGTTGTTTGATCAGTTTTGTCAACTAATACCCATTTTAGAGTTGAACCATTCCATTTGTAAATTGTTGGATAGTTTTCTAAGTCTGCTGTGCTTATCCATAAGTCGCCATCAACAAGTGCTGATGCATCTGACTGTGTAGTTGGAGCAGTTGCAGAAACCTGTGGACCTGCTGGGTCTGAACCTGTTACTGCTGAGTAACCTTTCCATGTTGTACCATTGTGATACATGATGTCAACTTCGTCTACAATTGATGAGTACCATAATTGACCATCATTTGTTAATGAAGTTACTGCTGTTGCACTTGCAGTATAAGTTAATGCTTTCCAGTTACTTGCTCTGTACTGTTTAGGATTTGTTCCTGAACCTGTTCCTGGCTCATATCCCATGTTAGTTGTTGTTTGTAAGAAACCTGCTTCTGCTAAAGAGCCGTCTGTGTCAACAAACTTCATCTCACCACCTTTTGTGTGTTCAATTACTATTCTGTTTGATGAGTCAACACTTGCTTTAACATTTGTAAATCCAGCGCCGTTAATTTGACCTGCAATTACATCTGCGTCTGAAGCCGCACCAGTTAATGTGCTTGTTACTGTAATTGGTGCATTTAAAGCCTCTTGACCTACAATTGATTCTGCAATAGTAAATGATTTACTACCTGCTGTCATTCCTGTAGATATTGCTGTACCTGTTACTTTTGTTGAACCTGTTGCTTCTCTTCTGTAAATTATGTGATCAACTTCATCTGTACCATTGCCATAGTTGATGAATAAATCGCCTACTGCCAAACCAGCACCGCCACCTGTTCTATCTAAATTGTAGATTGCAGATTCGTTGCTAGTGTGTAAAGGTGCACTTACAGTTTCCCATAATTTTGTTGTGTCATTCCATTTTTTAACACTCCATTTAGCACCTAAATTAGGCTCTGTAGTTTTTAACCAAACTGAGCCTGTTGGTCTTGGATTTGAATCTGTTGATTTGAACGCTGGTACTGAAGTGTGTGGAGCAACTGATAGTGCTGGCACATAGTAAGTAGCCGGTGTTATACCAAATGATGTGCTTACATCTGCTGTACCATTTGCAATTTGAACTGTGTTGCCTGCCGCACCTGTGTAATATATTTCTAAGATACCGCCGTTGTTTCTTGCACTTAATCCTGCCACACCAGCACCTGTGATATCAGTTACTGCTGAATCTACTGTTGTACCGCTGTTTGTGATTGTTGTATTCTGTGCATTGATTGTGATTACATAGTTTTGTCCTGAACTTATTGTACCACCTGCTGAACCTTTAATAGTTGGATTAGAACCTACCCAAGCCGCTGTACCTACTGCAACCCAGTTACCATCATATTTTTTGTAGAATAAATCGTTGTTTGTGTCAGTGGCATTGATTGCATAATCACCTGCTTGTCCTACTGAATTTTTAGGAATACTTGCACTGATTTGATCGCTGTCTGTGATTACTGTTACTGGTTGGTTAGTGAATGATTGACCACCTGTTGTTGATGCAGATGCTCCGTTCCATTCAAACACACCGTA